TGATAGTCTTTTATTTCCCGCCGAAGGTGACAATTAAGGAATCTTACGAATTCGCTACCGATATTCTAACATCACGTGATGGGTCCGAGCAGAGGATGAGTTATCGGCAGATACCGAGGCAGGGCTTTAATTTTGATGTTCCGTTACAGACTGCTAAGATTCAGAACCGTTTCGCCGCCGCAATGTTCGGCTGGGCCAAGAGGTATTTCGGGGTTCCCGTCTGGCCGGAAAAGGTTCTGCATACCGATACCATTAACGCCACCGATATGAGTATTACAGTAGATACTACCTTCGCCGATTTTCGCGATGAGAGCTACGCACTGATTTTCAAATCAATAGATGAGTTCGAGGCAGTTAAAATCGATACAAAAAGCGATACTACGCTTACACTCGAATCCGCCGTTGTTTCAACTTATACCGGCAATAAATGGATAGTGCCGTTGCGAATAGCCCAGGTAAGTCAGGCTTCCAGAATTCAAAATCCCGTTGCCTCGGCGGCCTTCGCCCAGGTGAGCTTTGCGGTAAAGGACAATGTACTTTTGACCGGCTTCGTGGCCGAGCAGACTTATCTTGATTTGCCGGTTCTTTTGGTCGGATCGAAGCAGCTAAACGGCTCACCGAAGCAGTCATCGATAGACAGTGACAGCTTCCTGCAGGATTACGGAAGCGGGGATTTCGATTATTTCAGTGATTCCGATTTCAATATAAATATTCAGGGCTGGGGCTTTGTCAATGAAGATAAAGAGGCCATGTGGGTTTACAAGCAGTTTATCCACAGCCTGCTCGGCCAGCAGGGTACTTTCTGGGTGCCGACGTATAAAACGGACCTGGAATTAGCCGATACTATCGGGGCTTCCGATACCTCTTTCCAGGTAGAAAATATAAAACTCGCTGAGAATATGGGACTAAACGATTTGAGAACTCACCTGGCGTTTATATTTCCATCGGGTACGGTATTGTGCCGCGAAATTACAGGGATAGTCGAGAGCGATGAGAGTATTGAGATTATCAGTATTGACAGCGAACTGAGCGTTGAGGTTGAAGCGGGCGACTGCCAGATATGCTTTCTGGATTTGTGCCGATTGGCCAGCGATACAGTAATTATAAATCATATAATAGCGTTCAAAAATTCGAGTAACGTTTCATTGCTGGCGGTGAAGGAATGACTTACGAAACTTCCGAACAATCTGTTGCCGGCGGCGTGCCCATCGAGTTGTATGATATCGCAATGGGTACGACGCACTGGTATCTTACTACGTCGGGCGAAGATACGGACTATCTCGGTGATACATACGAATCGGCTCCGTGCGAATGTTCGGCTATAAAGAAGACCGGCGATTATCCGAAAGACGCGGTTGAATTGAAGATTCCGCGCGGCCATTCACTGGCTGTTATGATTGTTGCCGGAACGCCGGAGCTTATCGTTTCGCTTACAAAGTACAGGGGGCACGCCGGAAATTATATTAAGGAATATACCGGCTATCTTACTAATTTCAAGTTCGACGGCAACAGCATACCGACTCTCATATTCGAGCCTGCCGGTTCCGATATGCAGATCGCCGGCGGTCGGCGTAAGATTATGAAGCTCTGCCCGCACAAGCTTTACGGGTATAGATGCGGCGTTAATAATATGTCTTACGAGATATCCGGCGAGATTGATACTATCGACGGCGTGGATATAACGGCCGATGAATTTGGCGAGGTAGCGGTTGACGATCCGGCCGTTTACGGCGACCTGACCGGCCTTGCCGGCTGTCTCTACGATGCAAGCTCCGAGCAGAGTATAACCCCGCCGGACGGAGCGTTTGACAATTCACTTTCGCAGGAAATAGTAATTCCGCGTCACCGGTGGGAGTCCGTCGGCAGCAGCGACCAGTGGATAAGCTGCCAGTGGACCTCCGCGCAGATAATTAAAAAAGTAAGAATTTACAAGTATTTGAATAACGGGATTTTTTCAGAGTACAACGCCAGATATTTTCGGGTTCAGGGTAGCGATAATGGTGCCGACTGGACCGATATAGATGCTATCGACTGGGAGGGCGACTGCCAGTTATACGAGGGTGAGGGCGGTCAGGACACGGAAATTCTCGATGCGGATTATTCCGCATGGATTTCGGTTACTTTGGATAATTCCGAAGATTATTTTTATTATCGGATATATATATTTGCCAACTGGGGTGGGACTACGATTGCCTTTCCCGAAATAGAGATGATCGAGGCGGACAGTTCGATGGCCGTCCACCAGTTCGGGGCCGGCGGCGAGATAATTGTCGGCATTTCGCACAGGACGATTATCGCTCATAATGGCGATGCGATAGTAATTGACAGGCCGTTTCCGACAAATGTCACTGCCGGTATGTCTTTTACGGCGTACGCAGGATGCAATCACACCCTCGACTGCTGCCGGGAGCTGTTCGATAATACCGTCAATTACGGCGGCTTATGGCATCTGCCGGTCAAGAATCCTTATATCGGGAGGAATAGTCTTGTTAATTAATATGCCGATACTTGCCGCTTTTCAATTGATACCATTTCTAATTAAATTGGCAATAACATTGGCCGTTAGTTATGGTCTGAGCCGTGCATTACAAAAGAAGCCGAAATCGATATATCACGATCCGAATACATTCGACGTTCCCGAAATCGAAGAAGGCGGCGATATGACGGTCGTCTTCGGGACCTGCTGGATTGAAAATCCCGTTCTCGGCTGGTGGGGTGACACCGAGTCGCAGACTAATAAAATGCGAATAGACGACAGCGGCGGCCAGTATGTTTATTTTTACAAATATTATCACGGAGCACTGCATGTTATATGCCAGGGCAGATGCGATGGGGTTAAGCAGATTAAGGTAGGTGAAAATATTGTATGGCCGAACCCGGCCGACAAATTCGAGTTGGCCGACGATGCCGAGTCTTCGGCAGAGATTGATTTGCCCGATCTTTACGGCGGAATAACAACTTATCACGGCAGTTATTCTTTAGGTGGCGGCCTTGTCGGCGATGTCGATCTCGAATACGGTGATACGGACCAGGCGATAAATGATTATCTCGAATCGGTATTAGGTTCATATACGTCTGCTAATCGCGGATTGACCTGTGCCGTTCTTCGGCATGTCTATGTCGGCACGGAGCCTTATGTCCAGCCGTGGCGGTATCTGGTTAAAAGAACTGCCCATTTATCGACCGGCGAAACGCAATGGTATTCTGCCAAGGCGACTATAAGGGATTATGAAATCAATCCCGTTCATATTCTGCGGGAGTGTTTCACCGATATCGAGTGGGGGCTTAGCCATTCGACGACGAAGTTCAATGATACGATATGGCAGGCGGCGGCTGATGATTTGTACGATGAGGGGTTCGGCCTGTGTGTTAAATGGGAATCGAATCAATCGCTCGAGGATTTTATAGCATCGATTCTCGACTGTATCGACGCCGTCATTTACGAGGATCATTCCACGGGCAAGTTTGTAATTAAGCTGATTCGTGACGATTACGACCCGGAAGCTCTCGACGAATACGACGATTCCGGTATCGTAAGAATCGAGGATTTTTCGAGAGGAGCGCTGAAGAAAACGCCGAACATCACATATTTAAAATACTGGAATATGTATGATAATCTGCCATCTGTCACGACAAGTATTAGTACCGGCATGGTCGCGGTTCAAAATGAGATGCTTATTTCAAACGAGGCCTCATATACCCAGATAATTAATGACGATCTTGCCGGCAAGGTAGCGGCTCGTGAGCAGAACCAGATGTCGATGTTCCCGGCGATTATGAAGATATACGGCAACAGGACAATGAGCGGCATTAATCCCGGCGGCGTGATAAAGATTTCATATCCACCGCTTGGAATCGAAACGATGATAATAAGAATCTTAACGGTCGATTACGGCACTTTGAAGGACGGGGTATGTTCTTTTGACTGCATGGAAGATATATTCGGCCTGAAGGAATCGCTATATAAGTTATCACCTGTTTTCGGATGGTATAATTTGATAGACCCGCAGGATGGTGACAATATTTATGATTATCCGTCTCAGGTATATACGCGGTCAGGCGATGCGGTAGTTGACAGGATTACGGGAAATACGGTTTACAGTGATAATAGAGGATAATTATGGCAATATCATATATACAGGAAGTTGGAATAGGATTACTGGCGAGTGAAACGGTTGATTTACAGAACGGGGATGGTAAAACTACGGTTTATACGGTTCCGGCCAATAAAAAAGCAATTGTAACCCTTACCGTTATCCGCCAGCCCACGGCGTCACTTGCGGGCGGCACGGATTTCGATATCGGAGACGGTGCCAGCGCCGATACGTGGAAAACGGCAAACAACCTGTCCGGTATGACCGATACGACCGACAGCAAGGTCATTTGGGATGACGGTAATGATAAAACTATTTTCGATGCCGGCGATGAATTCGGGATCAAGCCCGTTACCGGCGCGACGGCCGACGCCCAGGCGACGATGGACGTCTTCGGCTACGAGTTCGATGACTGACAGTGGAGAGGATCCTGCGTCGCAGATGCTATGCAGGACTAATTAATATGGAAATGTATATCGGGTTAGGAACTATAATAGCGGCGGTCCTCGGATTGTTCTGGGC